GAGAGTTATTATGGAGACAACGAGGAGCAAACTTTCAACAGCCTTTGGAATAATCTTAAAGGAAGTCTTCATAAATTTGGTCGCTATTCCACTTGGTTTTATCTTCAGCATCTCTGTCATACTGCTTACATTAAGTGTGTACCTACTAGCCTCATGCTGGACGATTATTCTGGCTCTCGTTCACATCGTAATGGTTTGCTTCTTGCCCTCGGCGAAGATGACAAATACGATAAACAACTTACTGCAGGAGAGTACCTATCTCTTGAAGCAAGATCGCGAGACATACTTGAAGAAACGGCATCTAGAAACCCCGACTTGCTAGATCAAATTGATTTCTTCACGATGGAAACTTGTTTGTGTTCATTCAAGAAAATCTTTCGTGAACATCATGGACGTTATCTTGGCTACTATCTTGATCGCCAATCTGAAGAAATTCAGCAAGCAGAGAAAGATGGTTGGAATGGTATTGAATGGAACGTCTTGTGGCAAGCACGCAATGAAACTCTTGATTCAAGACTTGCGATTCGCAATGCTACAATCAACAAAGAAAAGTTTACTTTCTATGTAAGAACAGGTAGAATAGAAAAACTAGATTGGATGTTTAAAGACGAACAACCCATAAAAGAAGGATTAGAAGCATTATGGTAAAAGTGATTGCAATGGGTGGCGAGCCAGCAACTGGTAAGACCACTTTGATGTTTAAATTAATATCAATGGCAAATGACTGGAGAGTCGTGAAGCCACAAAAACTCTTAGATGCTATGTTTTCTAGGAAACTCAATCTGTTTATTCTTGGCAAATATGAAAACGATGGAAATGCATTCCAAGGAACAGATCGTTTGTCAATGGCTGTTCAGCCAGACGCATTAAAGTTCTTTGAGGAATTAACCTTTGATGCTGATGATGTAAATGTAATCTTCGAAGGTGATCGTTTATTTAATGGCAAGATGTTAGACTTCTTGCAAGAAAAATTCCCAAATGATTTCAAGATTCTAATTCTTACAGTAAAGAATAGCACTCTTGATCAGCGTCACATTGATCGCAAGGACGATCAAGACGATAAGTTTAAGAATTCTCGTAAGACAAAAATCTCGAATATCATGGGGTCGCTGACGCTCATGGACTATATAGAGACAATGGTCAACGAAAACCTCGATGATCAGGCAAAGATCATTGACTATATTAGAAAATATTACAACTGGAGTGAATAATTATGCAGTTAGAAGTATCTGTTGAAGAGTTGCGCAAGAAAAAACTATTCGTAGCAACTCCAATGTATGGTGGTATGTCACATGGCATGTATGTGAAGTCTTGCCTTGACCTCCAAGGAATCTGCACTCAATACGGTATTGAAGTTCGATTCTCGTTTATCTTTAATGAATCTCTAATCACAAGAGCACGTAACTATCTCGTTGATGAGTTCCTTCGCGCAGAAGGTTTCACTCATATGCTCTTTATTGACTCTGACATTCACTTCGATCCACGTGACGTAATTGCATGTCTTGCACTTGATAAAGAAATTGTTGGTGGACCATATCCGAAGAAATCTATCAAATGGGGTGCAATTAAAGAAGCAGTCAAACGTCATCCTGATATTGATGCAGGTGAACTTGAGAAACTTGCTGGCGACTTTGTCTTCAATCCAGCACCAGGCACAACAAAGTTTAGTGTTGCTGAACCAATTGAAGTTCTTGAAATTGGCACAGGCTTTATGCTTATCAAGCGAGAAGTCTTCCACAAAATGAAAGAAGCATTCCCAATGATTCGCTACAAGCCAGATCATGTTGGTCAAGCAAACTTTGATGGCTCACGTTATATTCATGCATACTTTGATACTGTAATTGATTACAAAGACAGTATCACTGCTGGTGGATCAGATCGTTATCTTTCTGAAGACTATATGTTCTGTCAGATGTGGAGAAAGATCGGTGGTCAAATTTGGCTCTGCCCATGGATGAAGACGCATCACATTGGCACCTATCCATTTACTGGTGATATGCCCGCAGTAGCCAACTGGGTGGGTAGTTTGTAATTACTTTTGTTATAAATAGAGATGTCCCTCGCGGAACGCCAATTCCCAGGGACTCTAGTAACTGTAAAGGAGTATACCAGCATGTCTATTTATACCTATAAGATTACGCATAAAATTAGTGAGGCTCTAGGAATAGAGCCTCATGAGATTCCCTCACTCAGCGATCAAGAAATTGATATAATTCCAGAAGATGCTAAGAATTATGGAATTTCGGGTGGAGTTACCCCGACTACATGGAAAACTGGACATATACCATGGAATAAAGGTCGTGTAGTATCTGAAGAAGAACGAAAACGACTAAAGAAAATGTGCGAGAATAGAGTTCCTTGGAATAAAGGTAAAACAGGTTTGCAAAAACATTCAGAAGAATGGAAAGCAAATCATAGTTTAAAACTAAAAGGCAGAAAAAACTCTATAGAACATAATGAAAATATTGGAAAAGCCCAAAAAGGAAAACCAAAATCTTATCTGAAAAGAGACGATAAAGGCAAATTTATGAAAAAGGTGAGCATATGCTGATTGGTTTAGTTGGATTTATAAACTGCGGTAAAGGGACCATCGCAGATCTCTTGGTAGAACGTCATGGTTATATCAAAGAAAGTTATGCCAACAGCGTCAAAGATGCATGCGCAACAATCTTTGGTTGGGATCGTGCCATGCTTGAGGGTGACACTCCAGAATCTCGAGCATGGCGTGAAACAAAAGATGAGTGGTGGTCAAACAAACTTAATAAAGAGTTTTCACCAAGACTTGCACTTCAACTAATGGGCACAGAGGCAGGACGGGATGTTTTCCATCCTGACCTCTGGGTTCATACAGTCATGCGTCGTTGCGAACAAGCACCATGGAATAATTATGTAATTGCTGATGTGAGATTCCCAAATGAAATCAAGGCTATACGAGATTCTGGGGGACGTGTTATTCGCGTTCGTCGTGGTGATGATCCTGAGTGGTTTGCTCTGGCTCGAGAATGCAATCTACAAAATACACCTGAACTAATGCGTAATGCATATCCAGATGTTCATTATTCAGAATGGGCTTGGATTGGTAGTGAGTATGATATTGTAATGGATAATAATTGTTCGTTGGATGAATTGAAAATAAGAGTTGACAAAATAGTCGATTCATTATATAATAATCGTGTTGAAGCAAATGAGGTCGTTAATTATGAAACTTTCTGATAGTACCGTACAAGTCCTGAAAAACTTCTCAGGCATTAATCAAAGTTTGCAATTCAAGGAAGGCAATACTTTGAAAACAATTTCTCCACTCAAGACAATCTTCGTCGAAGCAACTGTTGGTGAGAGTTTTCCAAAAGAGTTTGCATTGTATGATCTAAACAAACTCTTGGCAAAAGTATCACTCTACAAAGATGCTGAGTTGTCGTTTGATGATGATAAGATTAACATCAGCACTGATAACAAAAAGAAGTCTGACTATATCAAGTATTGTTCACCAAAGGTAATTGTAACTCCACCAGAGAAGTCAATCACATTTGGCACACCAGATTGTTCATTCAGTCTTTCGCAAGAAGATCTTGACTGGATGCGTAAGAGCGCTGGCATTTCTGGTTCGCCAAACTTCGTGTTTGAAAGCGATGGTTCTGTGATTCATTTCATCGCAACTGATGTGAAAGATGATTCTGCTGATCAATCTAAGATTGAGATTGGTACTGTTTCTGATGGTAAGAAGTTCCGAGTTGTGATGAAGGTCGAGAATTTTAAACTTCTTGATGGTTCATATGATGTTTCAATTGCCAAGAAAGGTCTGGCGCAGTTCAAGCATAAAAATGTTCCAATCACTTACTACATCGCGATTGAAGCAGCAAACTCGACATTCGGAGAAGAATAATGGCTATTGATAAAGCAAAGGTTCTGGGATGCCTTCAAGAGATTTCGAACTCTCTTACTCGTATCGAAGCAGAACGTGATCTAATTCGAGAGATTCTTCAGAAGATGCAGGATGAATGTGAGATTTCGAAGAAACTCGGACGTAAACTGGCGAAGACTTATCACAAACGTAATTATGAAGAGGAAGTCGCTGAGCAGACAGATTTCCAAACTATTTACGAAAACGTGGCTAAATAAGTCTATTGGGGTGCGGTTTTCTATACCGACGGTACTATCCGCCAGACTGCTCATCGTGAGGGTTCACCTCCTCCACCCCAACCTTTATATTATGGAGTTGTGATATGTCAACACGAAGATCTTTCTTTAAATTCCTCGGTCTAGGTGCTGGTGTTGCTGCAGGTGGTGTTGTTGCTGCCGCTGCTGTTTTACCAGACACAGACAAATCTAAAGCAATTCAAGAAATCAAAGCCGCTGGCTTCAACGGCAAACTAACTCTTGGAGCAGAATACGGTGAGATCGTTCCACCAAAACCAAATCAATATACTTTTGGTCGAGAATATGTTCCAGGCACTCGCAAAAATGTGCAAGCAAGTATTGCCGTCGGTCCAGACGGAAACTTGTACTTGAATCAGAACGGAAAATGGGCTAGAATAGTCACTGAGTGATTTGGAGAATTTTATTATGAACGAAGTGCTTTGGGTCGAGAAATATCGACCGCATAAGATTTCCGATTGTATCCTTCCTGACGAATATAAATCTACTTTCCAGTCCTATGTGGATCGGAAAGAGATTCCACATTTGCTTCTTTGTGGTGGTCCAGGAACTGGTAAAACCACTGTTGCTCGTGCACTGTGCGACGAAATCGGTTGCGACTATCTGATGATCAATGGTTCGGATGAGTCAGGCATTGACACTTTCCGAGTCAAGATTAAGAACTATGCGAGTTCAATGTCTTTGGATGGTGGCAAGAAAGTCATTATCATCGATGAAGCAGATTATCTAAATCCAAACTCAACTCAGCCAGCCATGCGCGCAGCGATGGAAGAGTTTGCGCATAACTGCACTTTCATCATGACTTGTAATTACAAGAATCGTATCATTGAGCCGCTACATTCTCGTTGCGCTGTGATTGAGTTTAAACTTCGAAAGGAAGATAAACCCAAGATGGCGATGGCGTTTATGAAACGCGCATCTGAAATTCTAAACGTAGAAAAGATTCCGTTTGACAAAGCAGTTCTTGCTGAAGTTGTCAAGAAACACTTTCCAGATTATCGTCGTGTTCTAAACGAACTTCAAAGATATTCTGTCAGTGGAAAGATTGATACTGGTATTCTTACAAGCATTGCTGATGTCTCATTAAATGATCTTGTGACTTCTCTTAAAGATCAAAACTTCAGTGCAATGCGCAAGTGGGTTGCCGACTTTGGTAGTGATGATCCTGCAAAAATCTATCGTAAGATTTATGACAGTTTGTATGACATTCTTGATAAGTCTACGATTCCAAACGCAGTATTAATTCTCGCAAAGTATCAATATCAATCTGCGTTTGTCGCTGATCAGGAACTGAATCTCACCGCATGTCTAACTGAAATGATGGTGGAGTGCAAGTTCAATGGCTGATCTTTTTAAAGAAATACTCCCGTCTATTCTACAGACGAAAGAATATGCTCTCCTGACGGAACAGGACGAAAAGTCATATTCATCGTTCATGGTCAATCGTGCACTCTCGTATCATCGAGACACCGTTCTCCTGGCGAACGAGATGAACAAATACACCACTCTCGACAACAAACTCAAATATGATTTTCTCCTAAATATTGTAAGAGCCTCGAAACGCCCATACTCTAAATGGCACAAAAAGGCTCAAAGTAGTGATTTGAGTGTTGTTAAAGAATACTATGGATATTCCGATGCGAAAGCGGAGGAGGCATGTAAGATTCTATCCGACGATCAAATCACCGCGATGAAGAAACAATTATATAAGGGTGATTGATCATGGTCGACAAATTAGTAGAAGTCACATTAGAAAAGCAAGACGACTTCCTCAAAGTTCGCGAGACACTTACTCGCATTGGAGTCGCAGCAAAGAACGATAATATTCTTTATCAGTCTTGCCATATCCTACACAAACAAGGTAAATATTACATCGTTCACTTCAAAGAACTTTTTGAATTGGATGGTAAGCCAAGCAATATGAGCGAAAACGATTTACAACGTCGTAATACAATTGCGAATCTAATGGCAGAATGGGGATTAGTTAAACTCGTTGATCCAGCGAAAACAAAAGACAACGTTGCGCCATTAAGTCAGATCAAGATTCTTCCATTCAAGGATAAGAATGATTGGCAGTTGGTTTCCAAGTATACAATTGGAAAGAAAAAGAAAGAGGCATAATTTGTGTTAGCAGTTAATGTCTATAGACTTCGAGATGATTTAGAACTGCCAACATTTGGCACTACACTCGCAAACTGTTTTGATCTTTCTTTTCAGCCAACAAGCACAGAAGGAATTGTAAAAGGATACAACAAGTATAATGATCCAGTGACTCGTCATATTCGTAACTTCAGTGGTGGATTGCGTCACGGCAATGAAGATGAATTTGAAATTGAGCCTGGAGATCGTTTACTTATTCCGACAGGATTGATCTTTAAGATTGAATTATTGCATACAATCGAAACATATGCAGATATTTCTCGAACAGAAATGCCACTGCAAAATTATAGCATTCGCCTTCACCCAAGATCTGGTCTGTCGCTCAAGCGAGGACTCGTTCTTGCAAATTCAGAGGGCATTGTTGACGTAGACTATCAAGAAGAAGTCTTTGTCCTTCTTACAATCATTTCTGATGTCTCACAAAGAATCAAGAGAGGCGATAGAATCGCTCAGGCTGAGATTGTTTGCAATGAACCAACAAAATTTATTGTTGTAACTAAACGTCCAGAAAAACACTCTGAGCGTGCTGGTGGATTTGGATCAACAGGTACATAGGAGATAAAAGACATGATTAATGATAATACAACAAATACAGTAGAAGCAAAAGAACTTAATTTCACATTAGATGTAAATGAAGTTAATGTTATTCTTGCTGGATTGGGTGAATTGCCTGCAAAAGTGTCTATCAATTTAATTGATAAGATTCGAATGCAAGCAACAGCGCAATTGCAAAAGAATGAATTGAACGCTTAAATAAATTGTGATTTGTTATAAATAGAATTGGATGCCCATAAGGGGTCCATAATAATACTTGCTTACTAAAGGAGTAACAAAATGACTAATATCACATCACTCACGTCCATCCCATCATTCGAACGTCTTCTACCAACAGCACTTGGTTTCGAGAATGCGTTCGCGGCTCTGGACAATGCTGCTCATCTACTTACAGCATCACAAACTGCTTTCCCACCTGTAAACATCGTCAAGACTGGCGACTATACATTCAATGTGGAATTAGCAGTTGCTGGCTATAAGCAAGATGAGATTGAAATCACTGCTGAGAAAAACTCTCTCAAAGTTACAGGCAAAAAGTCTGACGAAGACACTCGCGAATATCTTGTAAAGGGTATTGCTGGTCGTAAATTTGCTCGTCAGTTTGTTTTGTCTGACACAGTAGTGGTTCGTGATGCAAACCTTGCTGATGGCATTCTTTCTATTCAATTAGAAAATGTCATTCCTGAAGAACAGAAACCTCGTAAGATTTCAATTAAGTAACTGAGAAAAATATATTATGATTCGTGATGAACTCTCGTGGGATGAATTGTTTATCTTACAGGCTTCTCTGATCGCTCAGAAAAGCAAGGACCCGTCGACAAAAGTCGGCTGCGTGATCGTCAATGATGACAATGTCATTTTGTCGACGGGTTTTAATGGCTTTCCAAGAGGCATTGAAGAAGATTGGAAAGATCGTTGGAAGCGACCAGAAAAGTATCACTGGGTTGAGCATGCTGAACGCAACGCAATCTTCAATGCTGCTCGTGTTGGCGTTTCACTCAACAATTCTCGTGCATATTTAAACTGGGAACCAAAGCCATGCGCTGATTGCACACGCGCATTGATTCAAGCAGGAATCAAGGAAGTCATCGGACCGAATCGCCCATTTGCTGGCGTTGGTGCTGGTAAGCACTACTCAATAGAACACGCCGAACAGATGCTCCGTGAAGCAGGAGTCCGAGTACGCTATTTCGACCTGCCCCCAGACCTATCCGAACCCCCATTCTAGGACCGCTCTCTCGCCTTTCTCCTCGGCGAGACAAGAGCATGTAAGTTATTGATTTTACAAGAGTTTTTTCTGTTGTAATTTACTGTGTTTTATACCATAATTGTTGTATGACACACTATCATTTCATCGACGGTCGAAGAGACAAGTTTGGTTCCTATCACGTGCTCTGGCACACAGGAAATTACTGTTACGAAATTGAATGTCGAACGACGGGCAACAAAATCCGCCTCTCGGATACATCTTTCGAACAGGCAAAACGTGTGTTCGAAAGCATGCTCGTAAGTTATTGATTTTATTCGACTTTTTACTATTGCTATTTTCAGTGAAAAATGCTATAATTGTCTTATGAAATACGGAAACACTATAAAAATTGGTGACGTTGTCAAGTCTCTTGACTTCGTTGGTCATAATGATTGCTATCGCGTCG